GCAACAACAAAAACTATCGCAGCGGGCTTATTTAAGCCTGAACTATGGTCAAAAGAATTATTGAGAAAAATTAATGATGCAGGTGTAATGCTTGATTGTGTGAACAGAGATTACGAGGGTGAAATTAAAAACGCTGGTGATACTGTACACATTCAAAAAATCGGTGATGTAACAGTCAAAGATTACGATACAAAAGCAATTGAATATCAAGAGCTTGACGGTGAAACTGATACATTAGTTATTAATCAAAAGAAATATTTTGCATTTAAGGTTGATGATATTGAAAAAGTACAAGCAAACATTGCTTATATGCAAAAATATCTAAACCAAGCTAAAAAAGCTTGTGTTTTGGTTCAAGATACATTCTTATTGGGTAAAGCAGCAGATGCGGCAACTAAAAACCAAATGGGAGATGTTACATTAACTAAAACAAATGCTTATGACACTTTGATTGATTTGAGAACATTCCTTGCTGATGCAAATGCAATTGATAACTCCGGTTTAGGTGCGGATGGTAAACGTCCTTACTTAGTTGTAAACCCTAAAATTGGCGGAATTATCCGTAAATGTACAGAGTTTACACACGCAACAGCAATTGGTGATGCAAATATTCGTAAGGGTTCCATCGGTACTTTTGCAGGTTTTGATATTAAAGAATCCACAAACCTAAAAGAAGCAACTGAAAAAACTTTGATTATGGCAGGTACAACAGAAGCAATTACTTTTGCATCTCAAATCGTTAAAATGGATACATTGAGAGATAAAGACAGTTTCTCTGACTTAGTTAGAGGTTTGTATGTTTACGGTGCTAAAACAGTTCAACCGACTTGTTTAGCAACTGCAAACATTACCGTAGGTTAAAAAAATATAAGCGATAGGGGGATTATTTCTCCCTACCGCTTTTAAAGGAGAATTTATGGCAGTAGCTAAGAAAAAAATAACTAAAAAAAATACACCATCTATTGAGGATAAAATTCTAAGAGGTGCAACAGAAGAAGTTATTACAAAAGAAGTTTATGATGTATTTAATAAACAAATTGGTTATAAAGTTACTAATTTACAACTAGGAAACAAGCCATCATATATGGCAGGTACAATGATTGAACAGTTTTTCGGTTCTGATAACAAACAAGCTAAAGAAGAGTTAATGACAGGTGCAAAATCCGTTATTATTTATGAACAAAATAGCAAAAATGAACCAGTTCCATTATATAAAATTGAGGTTGTTGAGTAATGACAATTACAGCACAAAGAATTTTAACAGAATTAGGCAATCGTGCATGGTCAGGGTTTAATGCAGATGATATGCAGTGGGATAATGTCGATTCACAACAAGCAAAAACAGAGTTGAATTTTGCATTACGATATCTGACTAATTTACAAGATTTTCCGTTTAGAGCAAAAGAAAAAACATTATCCGCAACGGCGAATAAGTCCACTTATTCCATTCCAGATGGTCAAATAACTAATATCTATGATGCAGATAGTTTTACAAGTCTTAATTTTATCGGAAGTGGAGAAAATCAAGATAAAAAACTTACAGGTCAACCAACCAGTTATTGGATAGATTATAACAATCCTATGGCGAAATTAAGACTTTATCCTGTTCCGGATAAACAATATAACCTAAAGATTGTTTACAACCAGTTTAAACCCGTTTTGACAACAGATAATGAAACTTCTTTTGAATTTACAAATGCAAATGACTTCCTTAATATGCCTGAATTGTTAGAATATCTATTCATGGATTGTTTGGTTTTGCGTGTAATGGTTACAAATAATAAAGACCAAGAAGATGAAAACTATCAACCTATGATAAATGAATTTAACGAAGCATGGAAAGTTTTTAAAAAGGCTTGCAAGCCAGTTAGAACAGAATCACGTTGTATATGGTAATTAAATTATGAGTTATGTTATAGAATCACAAATATTTAGACAATTTAAAGGTATCAGACAGCTTAACGGTTTGAATTCTGGCGGTATGATATCTGCTTTGAAGTGTTCTAATGTGGAATTACATCAATCTGAAATTGGTAGTGATGTTTCTATCAAAACAATAGATGGAAATGTTTTATTTCAACAGTTACCGACCGGTTATAAAATAATCGGTATATATGAAAGTATTCAAGAAAATGTTTCTTATACCTTTATTTATGCCGAAAATGAAACAAAAGGCACTTTATTCTATATAGGTAATGATAATGTTTTAAATGAAGTTAAAAACGGTTCTGCTGATTTAGATTTCACGGTTACAGGGCAATGTAATGCTCTTACAATGAGTACGTCTGCGTATGATGTATTTGTTTTTACAAATGGAGTTGAACAACGTACAGTATGCTTTACCGCTGATACAGATTATCAAAAAGTTGTTGAAAACCACGATTACCATCAATTTGGTTTAAATGGTTGGGTTGCGACAATCAATGCCGAAGATTATCATACGAATAAGCCTATTAAGTGGCTTATTATGTGTGAGTGGAACGGATTTCTAGTCGTTGCAGATAAATACGGTGTACATTCATCACATCAAAATGACATTTACACGTGGAAAGAAAATCCGCAAGATGTCGCTGATGCATGGTATATTGATTTCAATAAAACTGTTACTGCATTAGCTAGTTTTACAGGTGGATTATATATCTTTACTGCAGAAGATTGTAGTTTATTGAATACAACTCCGAACGATACTACAAATTCTATAATGATTACTTCTAGTGGTGTGGGTTGTTATTCTTATACATCAATAGTTAAGCACGATACTTACTTATTTTTCTATGATAATAATCAAAAGAATATTTATTACTTAGGGGTTACAGATACTACAGGACAGACAAAACCAACGGGTCCAGTAGCTAAAGAAATTCAAAGCTATTTTACAACTAAAATTAAGTCTTTTAAGATGTTTTCATGTGTTTATAACACTCGCTCTGAAATATGGTGTTTAGTTAATAATGAAATTCTTGTTTATGACTATATGCAGCAAGAATGGGTTACAAGAAAAACACAAGATATTACAACAATTGCTCTTATCAATAATTCTATCTTCACCGGAACAAGTGACGGAAAGATTTATATAGAGGGCATAGGAAACGATTTTGACGGAGTTTTTTATCCTGCAGTATATGAAACTACTCTTATCAATTTAGGTTCTAATACTAACATGAAAAAACAGAAAACACCTATTTTGATAACTCTAGATACAAATTATATCAATGATTTTTGGGTAGAACTGATTAGAAATTCTAAAGAAAAAACACCTAAAAGAGTTAAAGTATCAAATAATCAATCTATTGTTTATGCCGGAGATGAGGGAGATAGTGGCGCAACTTATGATAGTTCAGATTTCCCAATGGAAAATATTTATAACAAAAAAGTTGTTGAGATTTCAACTCCACAAACGTGGTACACAATGGGAATAAGAATTTATACGAATTCAGAAAATCAAGGTTTTTGCATAAATTCAATCGAATTGAAAAATCTTAAAGGCAAAACAAAAACTAAAGGCAGATAATATGATTATTGACCATATAAGAGATATGGAAGAGTTTAAAAAATTATATGAGAGCCGTCCTATGCCCTCTCAATATGATTTTGAATGGTTGGTGAATAATCCTAACCTTTTTTGCTTTTATGACGAATTAAAAGGCTTTTTAAGGGGGTTTATAACGGTTCAAGTTGAAGATGGGGAACTTACTTTAAGTGGAACAAGTATTAGAAAAAATATGGCGGATAATATCCAAGCTATAATCAAAATATGCAAAGAGTTTAAGCAGAATATGTATGCTTACACTCCTTTAAAACATGCAGGACTTGTTTTGAAAAAGGCAGGTTTTAAACATATAAAAGATGATAAATATGTGAGGTATTACAATGGGTAAGAAAAAAGCACCGGAATATTCAAGTTCAACAGTAGATAGTGGTTCTTGGGGGAGTTCTACAGCAGATAAGAACGGGATTAGATATTCTTCTCCTAACTGGTCGCGAAATACAATGAATACTATTGGTAGCAACTTAAACTCAACTCTTCAAGGAATGTTGAGTAATGATTATTCAAATGACCCTAATTTCCAAGCTTATCAGAATAAGTTAAATTCTTCAATGGCTCAAAATTATGATACATCTGTTTTATCTCAATTAGCTAATAGAGGTTTAATGCGTTCAAGCGGTTTGCAAAGTGCAACAAATGCTTTTGCAGATACTTTGGCTGATAAAACAACTGATTTATATGATAGTTACTACAATAGGCAAGCAAATAATTTATCAAATATGCTTAATACTTCAAATACTTTATATAATTATATGATGGGCTTAAATAGCTCTGCAGCAAATCAAGCAAATAATATATCTAATTATAATTACAGACAAACATTATACAATAATGCAAACAATCCATCATTGCTTGATAGATTCGCAAGTATGAATAATGGAGCAGTTAACGGTGCACAAGCAGGCAGTGCAGGTGGTCCATGGGGAGCATTAGCAGGTGGTATCGCAGGCGGTATCGGTGGTGCATTATCAAGCCAAGGAACAAAGGGATAGAAATATGTTTAATTTTTGGAATTTTATGAATAAAACTGGCAACAAAAACGCAGGTGAAAATTCAGCATTATATAATAAATTGACTAATCAAAACGATATTGAATTTGCACCATTAAAAAAAGTTGAGGGAACAAATACTGCAGGATATTTCCCTGATGGTTTTCCCGCAAGTGAACAGCACGCACAAGAATTAAAAGACCCAATTCCTAGTATTTCAGTTAATGATAATGGAAGTTCAAATATCACAGATTGGAAAGAAACACCAACGGCACAAAAAAACGGTTTTGGACAAAAACTTTATACTGCATTATTTGGACAACAAGCTCAATCAACCGATAATGTAAATGAAGATAATCCATTGTTTACGGCATTAACGAAACAACAAGATGAATGGAGAAAACAGGGATTGTCAGAAGATGCAATTACAGGAGCTGGACAAGGTTTAAATTCTGGCAATAAAGATATTGCAAAATTTATTGACGATAACAATATTAGAAAACCACAAACAAATGAAGAAATAGCACTTGCAAAAGAGGGAAAATTTAATACTTATGCTCCATCTATTACAGTATCTCAAACACCGCCACGAGGAGGTTTCTTACGCGATTTAGATGCAGGAATGAGAGAAAATTATAACAATGAGTTTTCTATTGATAATTTAGGAAATAATTTAACTCCAGATGGACGTAAAAAAGGCTTTGCTTATAGATTGGGTGAGGGTTTAGGAACTTTAACCCGTGGAATGGCAGGAACAACTGGTGACGCATGGATTAGCGGAGCTGTAAGTCCAGAAGCAGGTTTAAGACGTCAAGCTGTACGGACTAATAATGGGTTATATCGTAATGAATTATTAAATAACTATGTACAGTCTGTACAAAACGACCCAAGATATAACACTTTAACAAGTTCAGAAGATGCACAAATTCAAGAAATAATTAAAAATAGTTCAGAATACAAAAATGCAAAAACAAATGAAGAAAAAAATAGTATTGCTTTACAAATGTATCAAACAATGGCGGCAGATAAGATTTTAAGCAAACAAAATGAAGCCATTGACATTTATAAGAACAATCTGGCTAATACTAAAGGATTTATAACTGACAATGCTTATGAACAACTAATGAAAGCTCAACAACTTAGAGATAATGCAGCTTATAGAAAAATGTATTATGATGCACAACAAGCTAATTTGCGTGAAAATATGCAATTCAGAAAAGACCAAGCAAAAGCTGAACAAGAATACAAAAACTTAATGCTTAATTTCCAAAAACAAAAAGAAGCAAGCGATAGAGCTTATCAAAATGCTCAATTAGGGTTAGGATATGCACGACTTAATAATGAAAATTACAATAAAGCACTCGACAGAGCAGAAAAAGCAAAAGACAGAGCAGCTAAAATTTTAAGCAAACAAGAAAATTATGGTGATATTGAAAAACAAATAAATAATTTTAAAGCAACATTTAAAGGATTACCAAGTAAAGCAGAGAGTTATACTTTCGGTAATTTACGTGCTATGACAGGAACACAAACAACAAAAGAAGCTAATTTTAATGCTCAAAGAACACTTTTATTTAACCAAATAGCAAGAAAATTAGGCGGTGAAAAAGGTGTATTATCAGACCAAGACATGAAACGTATTGAATTAGCTTTACCAACATTAACAGATAGTTACGACCAAAAAATAGCTAAAATGCGTGCAGTAGATGATTTACTTAATATTAAAAAAGGTGGAATGCCACAAACATATACTAGTGGTAAATATACAGTGAGGATTAAATAATGGCAGTATTTGAAGTTACAGCTCCAAACGGTAAAACTTTAGAAATTGAGGGAGATACTCCACCAAGTGAACAGGAATTAGATAAAATTTTTGCGGATATGCCACAAGATAACCTTGAGGGCAATGGTTCAGAAAAACAACCATTTCAAATAGGGGTATCTAAAAATATTGATTTAAGACCGTCTGCACTTGCAGATAATATTGCAAAACATATTGTAGCGTTACCGATTGCAGGATATAACGCATTGAAAAATAAAAGTTTTAAAGGTGCTTATTCAAGTGCATTAAATGATTTAGACAAAGCTAAACAAAAAATGTATGAGCTTGACCCATTGCAGAAAAAAATAGATAATGCCGGGAACGCAACTTTAGATATTGGAGCTACTTTTATGTTGCCTGAAGTTAAAGCCTTTCAAGGTGCAGGGCTAGGGGCTAAAATCGGCAATAGTGTTTTAACAAATGCTTATCAAGGCGGTTTAATTGGCGGTGTTGAAGATTTGCGACAAGGTGGTAACGGATTAGGGGGTGCAACTATCGGAGCATTAGGCGGAGGTGCATTAGGTACGGCTATGCCTTTAACTGGTGCTGCAATTTCTAAATTATTGCCAAGAGCAGGAGCAAGTATTGCAGGAGTTTCTACTGATACAATCCGACAAGCTATTAAACCTAATTCAAGAGCCTTAGACCTAAACCCAGACCAAGCTCAAAGTTTGTTATTAGATACTACTCAAAATGTGCGTAATGCTTATAATAACTTGTTATCTAAAAGAGGACAAGCCGTTAATGATGCAATAGATAATTTACGAGGAAATGAATATAGAGTTCCTTTAGAAGATTTAAAAAGCGATATAAAATCTACGTTTGACCAGTACGGAGGAGAACTAATTAACCCTGCGAGAAATATGACTGGTGGCTTAGAGCGTAATTTGAATGAGTTAGTAAGCAGTGGAACATCTGACCCTAGAACAACATTAGGATTAGACAATAATTTCATTACTAATAATATTGACCCATTAACACGTAATATCAACGAAGCAGAATTAAGTTATAGGCAATTGTTAAATAATGTCGTTAATAATGCAAATGACCAAAATATATATACAAAAGCAGGTGATGATTTATATAATATTGTTAAAAATTTACCGGAAGATGTTCAAGGTTCATTTTATGAGCGTTTAGGTAATGATTTAGATACTATTTATAATAAAACTCAAACAATTTCACCTATTGACTTACAAAAAGCTAAACAACAAATCGGACACATGGTCAATTGGAGTGATGAAACCGCTAGGAATTATCAAAATCCAATTTTAGAACAAATTTATAATAAATATAATCGTAGATTAAGCGATTTGTCACCAGAGCTTGAAAAAGCAAACAGACAATTTGCTAATTTACGTAGTTTTCAAAAAAATGAAGGCTTAAATAGAATATTGAAAGCTGGCAACAATATTGACAGTGCATCAAGTGCATTAAAAAATTATAATTCAACAGTTACAAAAGGTAATACAGGACGAAATATTAAAGACCTTGAAAATATACTTGTTGCTAATGGTTCAGAGCCGTTTTTAAACACGGTTGATGATATTAATGCAGCAATGGATTTAAACAAAAGCATTACAACAGGACGTAACTTTGGTGGTGTAACTGATTTAGCAAAATCTTTACTTATTGAGCCAACATTAAGAGGAGTAAGAGCTATAAATAAAGCAGGATTTGTAGAAAATTTAAACAATTTGCGTGGTAATGTTAATCCTAGTATAATTCAATTACTTTACGGAGCTACTAGACCGTTTAATGAATAAGGATAGGGTTTTCATCATAAGGAATTAAACAAAATAAACGATAATATCCATCTGCATAAGTATCTGGAACAATATTAGTCCATTCTGTAACATCATCAGACTGGTCTATTGGCTGTCCTTTTAGGTCATAAAAAACAAAAGTTCTAGTTCTAGATTTATTGTTCTTACAATCAATTTGAATATTAATCATAGTGTACCACCATTGAACAAGGGTTCCAGAATCAGTTGGCACCCAATATTCTTTATTTTTAGGTTCTTTATTTAAAGATTTAACCCAAAATGAAACAATATCAAGAGATTTGTATAAATCTATTCTTTTAGTATTTAAATATTGTTTTTCGAAAATTTCAATATAATCTTTATTTACCGCAAATGCAGGACAAAAAGACATAAATAACGTTAAAAATAATATAAAAGATTTTTTCATATTAAAAAGCATTTATTTTCCCCTTTTTATATTCTTTTTCATTCTTTTGTAATATTTTTTGTTTTGTTCTTTTTGGGAATACAAGTTTGCCATATTTTGACGGATTTCTTCTGCTTTTGCAGTGCGTTCTTCTTCTGTCAATGTCGTATCTAATAATGTATCTGTTAATTCTTTTTTCTGTGCTTTTAAACCCTTGTTGATTACTTTTGATTGGGTTTGTTGCATTGCACGATATGAGCGAATTTCAGAATCTTTTGAAGCTTTTGCAATATTTGAACTCATAAAGAAAATAAAAAACCCTAAAGCTAACACTAAAAACTTATTCATAATTCAAACCTTTCTTATATTAAATGCATGCTATCACATAAAGCCGGTTTTGTAAACTGCCATAATCTTTTTAAGAGGTGAATTATGGCAGATGTAAATTATTTACAAGAGGTTAAAGAGGGTGAAAAAATTAAAGCTTCTGTAACCAATTCCAACAATAATTATTTAGATAACAAAATCGATACAAATAATAAAAATTTGACAGAAGTTTTAAATGGTATCAAAACATCTTTACAGTCACAAATCGAAACAAATAACACTAATTTAACCGGAAGTATTGATACATTAAAAGAAAATTTAAAAAATGCAACCGTAGTTAATGGGAACTCCATAAAATTTGACAACGGTATTCTTATCAACTGGGGAAGTGTTGGAGGAATGGGTAATAATTCAAGCAATAATATTAGTTGGAGCACACCATTCGTTGGCGGTTATTGTGTCGGTGGTTCTGCTAATTATTCTCAATGGAGAGGTGACAAAGGTTCTACGTGGGCTATTACTAATATGCAATCTAGTTTTATCAGTATTCGCTCAGCATTCGAAGAAAACGGAGGACACGTTATTTGGGTTATTGCAATAGGGAGATGGAAATAATGGTTAAATATTATATTGGACAAATATTTGTCGGCACATACCCTACAGATTGTGCAGATTGGTGTAATTCACAAGGAAATTGCCACATTGAAGAAATTGAAAAAAAAGGAGAAAAAAGACAATTCAAAATTGTAGAAAATTCAACTCCAGAGCCTATTAACATCTCTTTATTGAGAATGACACCGCTTGATTTTATCAATGCAATAGAACAATTTGGAATAACATACCAAGAAATTAAAATCCTTTGTGACAACAATCCAGAAGTCGATAAACAATTAAGATTTTGTAATCATGTTTACAGGGGTAATCCATTATTAGACCAATTATGTGGTAATTTTGGGGTCACTTCTGAACAATTAGACGAACTATTTAAAAAATATGGGGAATAAAAATGTTTGAAGTAAACGAAGAAAACGGAGATATAACATTAAGACAAGGCGATAGCGGAGTTTATTTAATCAGTGGTTTACCAACTGATGTAGATGATTATGTCGTTTACTATCAAGCACAAGATGAAAACCGCAAAAATATTGGAGAGCCAATTTCTGTTTCTTGTAACGGTAATGATTCTGTTGTTTTTTCTTTTGATGGCAACTATACAAATATTTATACGGTTAAAAACGGAGAAGATAATGCAAGTTATATTTTTGCATTTAAATTATGTAGCAAGAGCAAAAATACAGAAGAAACACTCGTTTTAGGCTCTAAAACTCCTACAGATGATAACATTTTGACAGTTTATCCGAAAATTGTTGAGGGAATTTAATTATGGTTGAAATTTCTAATAAAAATAATAACAAAGTAGTTAGAGTATCAGTGGGTGGAAGTACAGGGAACAATCCGACAATTAAACCTAATGGTGATTATTCGTCTTATTATAGCGAATTGTCCAAAGCATGGGCAATAAAAATGAACGGTATGGTATCAAAAGAAGATTATTCTTCAAAATACTACGCAACGCAAGCAAAAGCGAACGCAGAAACGACAGAAAATAACTTAAATTCCGTAATATCCGAACACGAACAAATCACAAACGAAATAACCGAAGCGAGAGAAAATATTTCCGGAGATTTGACGGGTGCTTTAACTGATATTGTTAATGCTCGTGATAACGGTGTCGCAAAAGTTACCGAAACAAAAATAAACAGTTTATCTGAAATCGAAAGTGCGAAATCAGAAGCTGAACAAACCATAACGACAGGACTTAATAATTTCAATACCAATGCACAAGCAAAATCTGATAGTTTGCAAAAACAGTTTGATACTTCAATATCTGATATTAAAAAACAAGAAACAACGTCTATTAATGCAGTTAAAAAAACTGGGTTTTACATGCAAGATGATAAACTTTATTATATCAATGCAGATGGAGAAACTAAAGAATTTATTTCTGGTGGAGGGAGAGAGCTACTAGAAATTTATATTGACCCATTCTGTGATGAATCCGAAAACAAAGGTAGAATTGCAAATGGTCAAATTATTGTGCAAAATCAATTCCTGGAAGCAACAAAAAAACTTAAAAAACGTGTTGGTTGGGATAGCGAAAATAAAAAAGCAACATTAAATACTAGCCTTGTTTGTACCGAAGAAGAATGGCAAGCTATAAAAACAGCTAGTAAACTAGGTCAATGTGGTAAATTTGTTATAGATGATGAAGCCGGTATAATCCGTTTACCTGCGATTGTAAACATCAACGGTCTAACTGACTTGTCTAAGTGTGGGTTGATTAAAGATGAAAGTTTGCCTGCACACAAACACACTAGAGGGACAATGGAAATTTCTGGTGCTTTTGGTCCTGTCCATCAATATGATTTTTATGAAAATGGAGCATTCTATCGTTCTTGGACGGGCAATAAATCTGGTTCAGGTGGTGGAAAAGGAGACTGGAGTAATTGGGAATTTAGAGCAAGTCGCAACTGGACTGGTTCAACATCTGCCCCAGATAATGCAACTTACCAAGAAAATGCACCAGTACAACAAGAAGCGGTGCAATACCCTTATGTAATCTGTGTTAATACAGGAGTTGAAGAAGCTAAAAGACCTATTAACAATTATCAGGTAAACAACACTAATTCTTTGTTGGAGGGTAAATATACTGACCATATATTAAATAACTTATCTTGGTTAAGGTCACAAGGTCAATATAATAGTGGCACAATCTACAATAAAGCTTATGAATTGATACTCAAAATTTACAATGGTACTGAAACAATTGTTGGAATATCTGTTAAGGCTAAAGGAGATAGCTCAATTACCGATTATGATTTTGTCATTGATACCACTAATACAGAATTTAGATTGCCTATAAAATCAAGACTTGCAAGTGGTAAAGCGGTTGTTGGTAATGGTGTAGCATTAGGCTTATCTACTGGTTCTGCTAATTATGGTATGTATTATTTTAATGATAATAATTTATATGTTTTGAATGCTTCTTCTGGTTCTTATGGTGCTTCAGTCGGTTCTTCGGTTGATTTGGAACACCCCGGTGTTGGTAACACTGCTTTAGGTGTTACAACTGATGGCTCAAAATCAGGTATTGAAACAGATGATACGGGTATATACTTATATTACTACATAGGTGATACACTCCAAAATGTAGATTTAATAAACATTGCAAGAATGCAAGAGCAAATTACAGATATAAACGCACAATCACGTGGATATTTGATTGAAAGTTACACTGATGGTACAAGTGGTTATCGTTTATATTCTGACGGTTTTTGTGAGCAACGGGGATATTCTAATGTAGATAGTAATACTTTAAGAACGATAACTTTTTTAAAACCGTATAAAGATACTAACTATGTAGTTACATTGGGAGATTCCAATATTGGCATGTCTAATGCGAATTCGCGAATAGCTAAAGTAGCATCAATTACTACTAAAAATATGGTTGTAACCGGAATTTTCAATAATGCTTTAGGAACCGACTTTCATTTTTATTGGCGGACGTGTGGATATGTGAAATAAGGAGATAATAAAAAATTATGGAAATAAAAGCAGAATTAAAACAACCCTACACAGAAGATGAACGTATTAAGTTTATCGTTGAACAAAATCATAAGTTAGGCTATACAATTGAAGAACAAGAAGACAAGCTAGTTGCACTAGGTTATACAGACGAAGAAAAAGCAAAAGCGGAACGCGAAAGACTTGACAATCTATCTATGACACGTGGAGATGTGTTTGAGGCACTTATTCTTGCAAAGAGATTAAGCAAAGCACAAATCCGAGCAATGATTGAACAAGCAAGTCTTGATGATATTACGAAAGCTTTATACTTAAACCGTTTTGATGAAGCTTTGGAATTCTACAGAGGTTATCCAATCTTTGATATGTTAGGGCAAGTGCTTAGTATTACAGGCACTATGCTTGACAAATTCTTTGATACCAAAGATTATCACTACTTAACAACATGTAAGTTAACAATCAATGTTGTTCCGGAAGAATCTACCGTTACAATCAACAACACCGTTCAAAAAGAAGTTACAATGCCTTACAACTCACAAGCAACTTATAAAATTGATTGTGAGGGGTACAAATCTGTAGAAGAGGTTCTGACTCTTACAGAAGATAAAACGTTGGAAATCACATTGGAGAAAATTGAAGATGATAATACCGATACAACAACCGACAATGCCAATACCGTTCATGATGAATTACAATCAGAAACTAATTAAAGATACAACTCATTCATTTAGAAAAATTGATAATATTCAATTGAACAACGGTGACAAAGTGTTTATTCAAACTCAATATCTTTGTGGCGAGAAATTTACAAAACTGTTGAGTTTACGAGATAAACTCGGTAATTGGATTAAATCAATTTTAAGATACTACAGTAACGGCAAGGTTTACAAAGAATATAAAAGTTACAACCGCCTTGTCTAAAATGGCAGGGTTCAAATTGGGGTACAAACTGTACCCCCTGTTTGCAGGAAAAAGTGAAAGGATAGAAATATGAAAAAAGTATTATTAGCAGGCTTATTATTGAACGTTTTAGTTGGTATGAATGCTTATGCCGAAGATTTAACAGGGCTTAATGAAGCTCCTACGCAAGTAATCGAGATTGAAAAATCTGGAGCAGTTGCAATTTTACAAAAGCAACCAACTAATGAAAAACAAACTCAAGTAATCAAGGTAAAAAAGGCTGGTGGGTTTCTTCTTATCCAAATTAACGGAAAGGTTAAAGATTCTGATACTAGCCTACAAAATAGAAAATAGGCAAGGGATAGTTTTTTATATAAATTGGAGATTTTGAAAAATGATTGAATGGTATAAAGATGGAGATGTTGAAATTTATTTCAATATAACTCCACACGTTGATATGCGATATTCTACACCATGGATGAGCAAAGAAGAGAAAAAAGAAATTGAAGAAAAACCATTTATTAATTTGAAAAAATTAGAAGTTGTATTGAAAGATTATTACAATCATTCTTACAATTTTTCTATACCTGAAAATTATACGTGGGACGGGGCAAGTATTCCAAGAATGTTTTGGAGATTGATAGGTTCAAAAACAGACCCTAGATTTTTGATTCCGTCATTGATACATGATGTCCTTTGCGAAAATCATAAGTACGTAAATAATGATAGATATTTTGCCGATAGAGTATTTGAAAGATTGTTATATGTTTCTGGAGTTCCTGCATTTAATAGGTGGTTAATGTTTCATTCCGTTGATAACTTCCAAAAATTTTGCGGTTGGAATAAAGCAGAATAAGAATTTAATATAATAAAGAAAATTAAGAATAGCTGGTTCAATAAAGGAGAATCAGCTAGTGGAAAATTTAAAGAAAATATTAAAACTGTTAAAACCGAGTACATTAAGAGGTATATTTGAAAAATCAAACCTTACAGAAATAGAACATAAAATAATGATATATTCCTTTTGTCAAAAGCAATTAAGACTATGGACTTGTGAAAAGCTGAATATATCAGTATCCACATACAACAATTACCGAAATATTGCCTTAACGAAGGTAGGTAATACTTTGGTTAATCTTTTGTGCTTAAAAGATTAGCCAAATAAACAAAAAATCAATCCTTTCTTAGTGTGAAAACCCTTTATATTAGAAGATATGGAGGGTATTTTTTTGGTCGGAGAAACGGAGATAAAATGCAAATTAAAACAGATGAAGGTACAAGAAACGTTGCATCTGCAGGTGTCGGAGGTACAGGGTTAGGCTTAGGCATTGCAGGTACCGCATTGGGTTTACTTAATGGAGGTTTAGGAATGTTAAACAACGGCAGACAATCCAACGGTTCAAACGAATGTCAGGACACTAGACAAATTTCAGCATTACAAGCAGAGTTGAGCAAAGAAAAAGCGGAAAGATATGCCGATAGTATCGGAATTGAAACGTACAAGGCAAGTGTTGAAAGAGCTAAAGAAATTGTAGAGGAAGTGAACAACAACTATAAAGACCTTGCAGGTAAAATTTCTGATTTAGACAAAAAAGCTGCAGTTAATGAACAAAGAACAGGGGATAACTTTAACTTTATGAATTATAAAGTGGATACAGTTAAAAAAGAACTAGAACAAGATATTAATTGCAAAACAAAGAACTTGAAAGCTTATGTAGATGCAACATTTGTTCCGGGTAAATTGGTTATGCCACTAGATAATATTTGTCCGGAAGCAATGCAAAGATACAATTCATGGACAGCTCCAACAACTACAACAACAGGAGGTTAATATTAGATGTTTAAAAGCACAGATAAGGTCGGTAATATCGAACTTTTAGAACATAAATTGAAAAACCTTGAAGAGCAATCTTCAACAAATAAAACAGATTATTGGCAGAAATTATCTGATGTGTGTTCAAAATTAAGTGCCGACCAACTTAATTATATCAATAACAGCGAAACAGTTATTGATAAAAAAAATAAGATGATGGAAGCTTTTAATCTGTTTTTGTTTGAAAAATATAAAAATGATTTTGTGGAAATAGAAGCATTTAAAAATCTTTGTGATGATTATGTAGATACAATTCAAGACGTTATTAAAGATTATTCAAAACAGGTTGAAAACACCATTGAAGAAAATAAAAAATTAAAACAAAAGCTTGCAGAACTGGAGAAAAAAATAAATGAGAAGTCTAGTACAAAGAGAACTTGATAAAGCAGAAGAATATATTATAAAGGCATTGTTTAAAGATGTTAATAACCCTGTATTAAGTAATAAAATCCGCTTGTTATTAGTAGCTAAAAATATTGATTTTGATAAATACGTCAATAATGCAATTATGATTTTTGAAGAATTTTCACAAGATTTCATGAAAGAAAACGGATATTTTGATGGTGAAAAGCTTACAAAAGCATTACTAATTAAGTATCCAAGTTTAAAAGGTCTTAATATCCCTGATATGAAACCAATAGAAATTTTAAAAGTAATTGATAATTTTGTAAATCTCGAAACTATCGGAGATTTTATACAAAATTTTTAAGAGGTGAAATATGAAAGAACGAATACAGAAAATAAGAGCAGAACATCCAGACTTTGATAAAAAAATGGTGGATATGTTTGCTGAATCTATGCCAAAACTTATGCTTGTGCTTATGGATGGTCAAGAATATGAATGCCATATCGGCTCAAAAGATGTTGCAGAGTTAGCAATGGATTATATCAAAAATAATCGAGGTGAAACAATCGGTAAACATTGGACACAAGAACAGGTTCACAGCATAGCGAAAAATTACATCAATATAGAAGATGAAGAATTTTACGACTATGACCTTTATGTGTGGGCTAATGTTAAATATGGTGATATTGGACATATTACCTCTGACAGCTCAACAATTATTAAATATGCAATTGCAGAATTAAAAGATGATGATTTCCCATATTTCCGAGCTTCTGAACGTGCTTACAGGTGGTTGAAAAAGCATGTTGAAAATGAAGAAAAAGAATAATAACTCCCTCCGCCCTTTTTTAGGGCGGTTTTTATCTTTGTTAAATTGAAGAAAGGAATAGAAAAGGAAATATGAAAATGACATTAACAGCTCAAGAGCTAAGAGAAATGTATGCAGATATTAAAGTTATAAAAAATATCTTAGAATGTAATTTGAAAAATTTAGAAGACCACGAAAAAAGATTAAAAAAAGTTGAAAAATTTATCCAAGAAACAATAGATGATAAAAAATGGATAGGTTGGATTTATGGAGGTTTAGGCGGTGTCATTGTTTGGTTATTGTCATTTTTGAAAGAAGTTTTTATCAAGTAGGTAGGGGTTATGAAACGTATCATCTTACATTGGACAGCAGGTAGTTATCAGCCTAACCATACAGATTTTGAACATTACCATTATTTAGTTAATGGACAAGGTTTAGTTATCGAAGGCAAATACAAACCAGAAGATAACCTTGACTGTACAGACAAAAAATATGCACAGCATACAGGCGGTGGAAATACCGGCTCAATTGGTGTTTCTATGTGTGGTATGTTAGGCTTTAAAAACCGTGCAAATGTTGGACAATATCCACTTACTAAGGCTCAAGTTGAGCGTTGTTTTAAACTTGTTGCTGAACTTTGCAAAAAATACCATATTGCAATCACTCCGCAAACAGTTCTGACGCATTATGAATTTGGAAAATCACATCCAAAGACAACAAGTGCAGGCAAGATTGATATTGTGTATTTACCTCCTTATCCTACCGTTGAACAGAATAAAATAGGCGATTTTATCCGTGGTAAAGTTCAATGGTATTTCAAGAATTTAAAATAATCTAATCTTTTTCATAATAAAACTTTCGTTTAACTCTGTTATTCAACAGAGTTTTTTATTTGACTTTTAACTTTTTCAAAGAAATCAGACGGAACATTTTCAGCTCTGTTTGCTCGAGCAAATTTTAAATCTTCTTGTACTCTTTTAGCTTTTTCAACCATTCCTTGTGCGTTTGCTTGTATTTGCTTGTATTCTTTGATTATTGATTCTGCACTTCCGGATTTAATTAGTGCATTGATATAGGCTTGAATGTTTTTAGCTCCTCTTTTAGTAGCATATTGTTTTAGAATTTTGTAATCTTCCATACTTAAAGGTTGCTTTTCTTGTTCTTTTTTAGGTTCATGTTCATGGTGTGACAATTTGTCACGTTTTGAAGTGTCATTTTGACTTAAATCATCTGACAAGTTTTCAGGTTCAAAAAATTTTTCATTTTGAGACGGTTTCTGAACAATTTTTGAAGAAAAAACATAGTGATTGGTATATTTACTCTCAACAAAAATTAAACCGCACTTAACAAGCTCCTGAATGACTCTAACAACAGAACGTTCTGAAATCCCTAATTTATTTGCAATAGTTTTTTGTTTTGGGAATACATCTGCCTTTTTAGGGTTATAACAACTAGATAAATACAATAAAACTAATTTCCCAGTAGGTGATAATTTGTATTTGTTAAGATTTTTTAATAATCTGTCTGTTAATTTGAATTGTGAAAATCCATGTGTGGCATGGGTTTCAGCTTTTTGTAAGTTTTCCATACACTCTTCTCCCTAATTTTTTGCATTCTACACTTGCCCTCAAGGAAAAGCCGTGTTACACTGTTTTTGGATTTAAATTTGTTTGGGCTTCTCGTTTGAGAGGTCTTTTTTATTATTTAGTTTTTTAAGGCATGCTTTTAAATCATGCTCTTTACATCATGATATGGTTATGTTAAATATCTGTCAAGAGATGTTTTAAACGGTCAACAACCGTAGTCTTTAATGTTTATAAGGGTTATAAAGGATTGATTATGAGTGAAAAAGAATTGAAAATTTCTGAACTAGCCAACATTTGGGCGGTATCTGTACCAACAACGTGGAATAGGGTTCGTAAAGAAGATTTAAAAACGGTTAAAAAGGTTGATGAAAACCGCAAAGAAGTTAATTATGTTGTTATTTCAGATGAAATCATAAATAAATATATTTTAACGGTTAATAACAATGTTAACAATCATAATTATGAAGATATATTAACGGATAATAACATTAATGAAAATGTTAATAACAATTTAAAATATGGAAATGACAGTATTTCGGCTTCTGAAATGTTTGATAAGTTATCAACCCTTAATAAAGAATATAACGACCGTTTAGAACGTGTTAATGAAGAGTTAATGTCGTATAAAAGCAAATCTTTATTATTAGAAGACAAAGCAGGTCGTGAGGGCTTTTATATCAACGAAATAAATACTTTAAAAAAGGATAATAACCTATTGTTAAAAGGTTTAATAACATTATTGATAATGTTTATAATGACGTTTGTATCCTTAGTATCAATTGTCTTGTATCATAAGGCTATTGAGGGTAATAAAGAAGTTTCAACAACCGTTGAAAACGTTTCAAACCCTGTACAAGCACAAAAAAAAGAGGTCAAGCCTGTTAAGGCTCAACCTCCTATTAGAAAAAAATAGCTTACGATTCTATTTAACGATTTCAATTTCAATATTGTGTTGGGCTTCAATCAACTTCTTTTTCAGACGAAACACTGGAGTTAAAACTCCTTTTACGTCTATTACATGTGTTTTGCCGTCTGAATCTGTATATTGAAAATCTGCCTTGTATGTGAAAATTTTCTTACCGTTGAGTTTGAATACATACGGTATTTGCCTTTGTAAGCTAAATATTTCTTTTGCCTTTTCTAGTTTTCTATACAAATTATAGTAAAAAGCTTCACGCTTGCTGTCAAAAGTGATACCGTTTACAACGGTTTTAATATTGTGATATTTAGACATTGTCAACCTCTTCAAACTTCATTTCCATTTCGGTAGCTTTATAGAATCTCAATTCATGGGCATAATGGCAATTACTTTCTTCTTTGTAAAATTCTAAAGCCTTATTATAATCATCAAATTCACGAACATTATAAGCATCGGTATATTCGTGTATATCAGTTAATATTAAATATTTAGTCATTTAAGCCAACCTTTCTGTACAATTTTTTGCAAACTCATCATTATAGCATTCTTCCATACAATAAAGGATAACTGCAAACCTTGAGGCTACGACCTTTAGATTGTACAAAGGTTGAATATTTTGTGCAGTGTAAACCATATAACAATCTGTTTCTTTCGTGTACTCGTCAAGGCTTATACTATGTGTTTCTCTTCCTTTTTTCATAAGTTTTCTAATATTACGTTTTGGGTCAAGTGCGTAGTCCCATTTTCTCAAAAGTTTGTTTATATCGTCCACAAATTCCCATAAGTCTTGAGCTGTGAAATCCAGTTCATAATCGTGGTCAGATAGCTTTTTAACTAATTGCGTTTGCAATTGCAAAGCTAGTTTTATAAATTTGTCCTTATAAAAAACTATTTTTTCATAGTTATTACCACTTATTACATCTCTGTATTTACATATTTTATCTAAAATGTTTGACATTTGTCGTTGTCCTCCAAAATTATTATATTTTTATTTTTCAATGTATGTTTCACACCCAATAAAATACCAAAGTATATAAACACTGCAAAATATAGTTACAGTAATACAAGCTAATAGAGCAAATATTGCAGTAATAATATCAATTGTATAAAGGAGCATTAAATATCTAACTACAATTGCTTCAATAGCCAATAAAAGAACTATAACCACCTTCCATATTTGTGCCGATATGGTTTCATCAATATCAACATTTCTAAATTTCCCATTTTTTAATGTTTTCAAACTATATAATTTCATATTTACTCCTTTTCTATACTATTGTTCAATTTTGTTCTAAGTTGTTCGTTCTCTTCTCGCAACGCTTGGTTTAACTGTTGTGCTATGTTGTTAGATTGTTTTAACAAAGCTATATAATACTTAGCACTATCAAGTTTAATTTGTAAGTTGATACATTTTAAAATAGTATCTTTTTCGCAGTTTATGCAAGCTTTTTTAGTTATCACAGAATCTCCAAAGTAAGGATATTCTATATAATTATTTTTAGTCATTTTCTTTTATATCCTCAAAATATTCTTTGTTAATTACTAGTAAAATATTTCCTTCTGCTAGAGATATGATTTTTGCTTCGTATTTTTCACCATCTGCATCTACATTGATATTTTGCAGCTTTTCAAAATCCTCATCTCTAAATTCTAAGGCAATATCAAATTTCTCAATTGTTAATTTCTTCATTGTTTGTTCTCCAATAGTTCGGGATTTTCATAGATATTGCCAATAATTTCAAAAACGTTTGTATCTTCTAACCAATTTCCACGAGAATTTTTATCCCATTTGGGTTTTAATCTAAATCCGCCCTCGTAGAAATAAACTTCTCTTTTTTCGCCTGCAAACATTCCATACGTGTCATAATCGTTTGGGATTTTTACAATATCACCCTCATAAATAAGCTTGCCGTTTTTGTCCTTTAAACCTGTGCATTGCATTAATATGACATCATTATATTCTTTAACAATACGTTTGTTGTAAAAACCTGCCACAGTAGGCTTACTTTCAAGTAATAGCACTGTTCCATTAATAATACCAAAATTAAAATGCCTTGGTGTTATTATGACCTTTTTTTGTTCTTTGTCAAAAATGCGGAATTTAAATCTATCTTGCATTACTCACCGCCTTTGCTTTATTAATTATGTTTTGAATTTCATCAAAACCATCTCTATAATATTGCGAAGTTTTTTCTACTCTATTATAGTCATTTGCGATATCTTCAACCTCATCAAGTGCCTGTTGTAACCTTAAGCAATTCTCGCAATAACAAGTTTCGTGTTTATCATCATCTTTAAACATTTATTCACCTTTCAAATATCTTTTTAATCTTTTTTCTCCGATTTCTTGGATTGCTACGCTTCTGAAAGTTTCATCTAAACAATAAACCGTACCTTGTGCAATTGTAGTGGTTCTGCATTCTGGTGTTATTTTTGAGTTTACTTGGTCATAACCAAGATAATATTTTTTCTGATAACATTTAATCCAATCAGGCTTCTTTCCCTTATTTAATCTTCTAGCAATATCTTCTAATTGCCTTCTTATCAAAATCTTTTCAGCTTCTTGCTCAGCTTGTTCTCTAGTTTCGAAGCAATTGAGAGCTTTAATTGTTCTTATATCGCTAGGGAAGCCAAAGTTTTCCACGGCATAAATCTTTAAACTAGCGTCTATATAATAATAATTTTCACCATCTTTAGGCTTCCATCTCTCATTACATTCTTCCAACATCTTTGTCATATTGGCTAGATGTTCTTTTGTCTTGTTAATTTCATCTAAAATTTCTTGTTTATCCATTTTTATTTTCCTCCAATGCCTGTTTTGCTAGATTTGACATTATAATAATATCGAAATCACATGGAATACATTTTTGAGCTTCTTCACATTTTTGATAAATTTTCATAAGTGCATGTACCAATTTTTGAACATCGTAAGATTGATTCCATTGGCAAGATTTGATTGTGCAAGTGTAGCAAAGAGGATAATCTACCCCCTCAAGATTCCGAATTCTTTTGCGAAGTTTCTCATTTTTATCTTGTAATTCGAAAATTTGACGAGAATATTCTTTTAGATATTTATTATTCCCTACATAATTGACATTTATTGCAACAATCAATGCTATACAGGAAAAAGCAAGTATGCTGAAACAAGTCCAAAATAGTGCCATTTTTTATTCTCCATAATCTCTTAATTGTTTAAGTAAAACTTTTTTGCCGTTTGGCTTTGTTAAAACACATCCAGTAAAAGGATTATATTCTGATTGGTATTCTAGAGTTTTTGCTGTTGCCGAGCATTGAAGATAGTCTGCTCCATAAATTATTCCAATTATTATTGCAACTATAATAATTAATAATAAATAATCCGTGTTATCATTCATTTTTTATCCTTTCTATTTGTCTTTCTACCTTGTTAAATTTAGTTTGTTCTATGCAATCGTCAAATTCTGGATAAGCAATACTTAGTTGGTCAATCAATATTTTAACATCCGCAAGCTCTTCTAAAATATTTAGTCTATCTTTCCTCATGATGGCTCTTATAAGTTCCGAGCATTCCTCAATAAGTTTGTTTAGTTGGTTTTCTTCTCCGTAATGGTCAAAAATCAATTTACAACCATTACAATATTGGTTATATTCGTTTTCGTTCATTTTTTCTCCTAAAAAATTAATTAAGCTATTGTTGGGTTTGCTTAACATTTTGTAACATTGTGATACATACCTATAATGATAATTATGTAAGAAGGCTTGTTTATCATGCTTTTAAGTTGTTTACTACTCTTTTGAAAAGTCAACTAATTGATAATCTTCAATATAATCATCATTTTCATTCCAAAAACCGCAATCAACTTCTTTAAGAGTAATAATTTTTGCTTTTAAGGCTTTAATTAGCATTTCTGCCCTATTTTTACTTCTAAACTTTTTTCTTAAATTAGTTAAATGAGTTTTAATTGTGCTAACTTCAAGCACTAAGTCTTTAGCAATATCAGCATTGTTTTTGCAACACCGTATTAAAATATTTTTTTCTCTCTCTGTTAAGTGCATTATCTAAGATTCCTTTATATCTTGTTGTCGTTTAATTTGTTTATATTCACAATTTGGGTGTTCATCACATGAAAGCATTAAATCTTGTTTTAAGCATTCGGTACCAAAACCCCCGAAATATTTACATTTACTTACCAACTTTGTTAATTATTGTTTCTTTTGTCATTTTTAGTTCCTCCTATATACCATAAACGGTTTTATTCAGTTTTTGGCAAAAAATATCGTGTGTCCAACCGGTATTATGTATCCCTTTCAAATTTTTATCTGTTTCTATATAATCTTTGCATTTGCCACATTCTTCACAATAAAATGGCATTGTTTTGCTATAATCATATTCATTCCTTTGTTTCATGTTTCCTCACTTTTTTACAAATATCCAAGGCTTCGTATAAACAATCTAAGCTCTCATACATATTTTTTGTTTTTTCAGGGTCAACTGCTTTTTGTATTAATTTTTCAACTTCAATAAATGCTTTTTTATAATTTGCATTGGTTTTTATAATGTTATTGATTTTTTTGTTCACTTCTTCAATAATTTGATGTGGACGTTGTGTTGGTATTTCTTCTGGTTCTTTATGTGTTCCCATCTTTTCCCTTTCTGTTCCCATCTTTTCCCTTTCATGCTTTAGGGGTTATCTTGTGATAACCCCAAGGACTGAATCTTGTTCAGTTATGCCTTAAAAAATTCTACTAGCTTTTCATGATTATATTGACCTCGTGTAAGGTTTATAACCTCTTGTACGGTATATTTTTCTTTTTTATCTTTTAGTACAGTTTTAATTTTTCTCTGATATATACGGAGCCACCGATAGAAGTTAATGCATCAGCTTGCAACGTAGCATTTTCGCTGATATATACGGAGCCACCGATAGAAGTTAATGCATCAGCTTGCAACGTAGCATTTTCTCTGATATCTACGTCGCCACCGATAGAAGTTAATGCATCAGCTTGCAACGTAGCATTTTCTCTGATATCTACGTCGCCACCAATAGAAGTTAATGCATCAGCTTGCAACGTAGCATTTTCGCTGATATCTACGTAGCCACCGATAGAAGTTAATGCATCAGCTTGCAACGTAGCATTTTCGCTGATATATACGGAGTCACCGATAGAAATTAATGCATCAGCTTGCAACGTAGCATTTTCGCTGATATATACGTCGCCGATTACCGTTTCTAATTGACTATAGTCATTGCTATCGTCTTTTTCGATAATTAAATCACCATAATAAATTTGTCCAATTTTCATTTTAAATCCTTTCTAGTATTTTGTGTGTCGTTTGCTGAAAATTATGCAGCAATATATAAAATTTTGTATTTACTATCTTCAGGTACAATATTTTTGCCTATTAAAGTTGTTTCCGGGGGGAACATAACAATTTTTCGTACGTTGTTCTCTCTGTTAACTATATTTTGAACATTTAAGCCATAACCGGTATATACAAAATCACGATATTTCCCATCGGAAAAATAAACCCTTATTTTATGCCCAAAATATTTACTTTCTTGGACACTAATAATTTGACATTGAGAAAATAAATTGATAAAAAACTTTGGTGCAGGCAAATATCGTGTTTCAACTGTTTCAATCGTTTTAAGATACATTTTATCCCAATCAATATTATGACCTGTACTTAAAGCTAAATCATAAGCCTTGTATTGGGTTTTACCATCATCTTTTACTTTAAAAAATGCAAATATTGCATCTAAAAAATCACTACGTTCCACTTCGTGCCTCCATTGTTTTTTTGTATAATTTGTCAATAACATTTGCAACGTGTGATTCTGTCTTTTTATGGAATTTATCAGGATTTTTAAGACGATAATTTCTGTACTTTTGCAAACGAATAAAATGAGCATTAGGAAAATCTGCTCTATATGGTTGCTCTTTCCCTTGTTCAATATTTTCAGATAAGCTGTCAACCAACTCATCTAATAACTTTTGGCTTGCACATATTCCCAATAAACGGTTATATTGTTCAGCGTTTAGTAAGACATTTTGATACTTGCCATAAAGTTTTTGTTTTTCATCATTCTTTTCGGGATTATGTTGTTCAGCCTCCAAAGAATCTTGTTTTTTTAATTTCTCAAATAATTTATATTTTTTTAGTTTTTCAATAACTGGTTTATGCGGTTTACAACTTTCAGATAATTTGCCATATTGAAATTGAATAAATTCAGAAACAAAAATAGTTCCATTTGAAAGGATTTCAAACTGTTTCTTGTAATTATTAATTTCTTTTACGTCGTTTAATGTAACGGCTTCACCAATAAGAAAAGATGCAAGGCTAAAATTTGGAACCCAAAAGCCGGCACAATCGCAATTTTCAAAAATATATTTCAATAACAATTTATGTTTTAAATTTAATTGTTGAAACCATTCTTTTTGCCATAACTCAGTATCTACAAATCTTTTTGTCATCAATAATACCTCTGTTTATTTTTGTAGCTACTTAAATCAAATAAAGCTCCGTTAAAAGGGTATTTCTTCATCTTCAAATGATACTAAATTTTCATTTGTTTCTTCTGTTTGATTATTTTTAGAATAAGTATTAAGTTCCATATACCATTTACCGGATTGTCCTCTTTTAAGGTCTAGGTTGACATATCCACGTTCATTTGTATATTTAGCTAAAAAGTCAATAAAAGATTCTGCTTTAATTCCTACTTTTAAAATTTCTCCGTATTTTGTTGCTTTTGCTTTGATGGAAACACCATCTGCAAAAATTTTATCTGCCATTTGTTTTTCTCCTATTTATTGATTTTAAACTCAAATTTTTCTGTCTCTTTTTCAATGTAATATTGATTAAATAAGTCCGGTTGTTTTTCTTTGAAAAGTTTTTGGTCAAAGGCTTTTCTTTTAGTTGTTTTCCAACCAAAGGAATATACACCGTAATCCATTGTTTTAACATCTGCTTGTTGAAGTGCTGTTACAAGTTGTAACTCTCGCTTTTTAATTTCTTTTTCAACATTTTTCAATTCAAAAGATAATCTTGCTTTTTCATCTTTCAGTGTGTCCATTTCTGATGTTATTAAATCTAAATCAATCGTTATTTTTGCCATTTCTTATCTCTTTCTTTAGTTTTAAGTAGCGTTGTTTGTATAATGTTTCAAATTTCTTTTTGTCCTTCACCTTGTATTTATTTTCCCGATAATAAGCGAGGGTATTTTCTAGCGTATCTGTTGCCTGTAAGCCCTTAAAAATATCTAAGTCATTGTCAATATTCTGTCCGACGATTGGGTCTAACATATCATTTTCAACAATTTCTAATGCATTCAAGTATAAATATCTTTTTAGGTAGGTATGAACTCCGCCCAATGCTTGAATTTTAGTACATCCTTTAAGCTCAAGGCTTTCAATAGGGGAAGTAAAAACCTCTTTGGTATTGTCTTCCCAATCAGTAACTGTTAAAGTGGCTATATCTTTATTTATTGAAAAGTTTGAACATATTTTTAAATCTAAGAAAATTTTATTAGTTGCCGGTAGAATATCCGCTAATTCGTAATAACTAAAACTTGCAAATTTATTTTTCCCAGACTTTTTCAATTTCATTAATTGCAATTGTACTCTTGCTTTTGCTAATTTTTCGTAAATCATAATTATTCATTCCTATTTCGTCTTGTAATTTCTTCTTTAATTGTTTTGATATAGCGACCATCTTGCAATTCTATTGCTTCTTGCAATAATTTCATCAAATCTTTGTCATTAAAATCTTTCCATCTTTTCATAAATCAATCCTTTTCTAACAATTTTCTTCGTGGTATCTATCGAAATCTTCGTTTTCTTTATCTTCTTTCATTGCTACGTAATAATCTTCGTAGCTATCATAACCGGCTTGATAAGCTTCGGCTTCTCTATCCATTAGCCAGTCGTATAATGCAAATGGGTCATAACCGCACATAATATTGTCCTTTCGTAATGAAAAAGGGGATTAACAATCCCCTGTAGGGTCTCAATAAATAGAGTGATATATAATGTAATACTTAAAAAAAAGAGAGGTACAATATTTCACATCATCAAGTTTATTTTGGTTAGTTTATGTTACAGTGTTTATAAGGAGGTACCTCTCTCGACAAGTAGATTCATTACTTTAATGCTTTTTGATAACACTCTTCTAAAGTGTTATTTCTTATCATATCGTTGATAGCCCTATTTACAAACGTTTCAAATCTATCTTCTTTCGGTTTGCAGAACTCCGGAATATCAACGGTTAACCTATCAATTCTTTCTTTATAAGACTTCATTTTTTCTTCAATTGTTGAAATCTTCTTATAAAGAATTATAGCATTTAGGCTATTTGCTAAGCTTTCACCTGTAATTTCTTGTTCCATTCTCTTATCCTCCAATAAAAATGTATTGAAATAGTACGTAGCCATACAAAGCTCCAAAAATTGAGCTGACTAACAATTCTTTGAAAAATCTTACTAATTTATTCATAATGTAATCCTTTCATATTTGAAAAAGCCTTACGGCATCATAGGGCTTGATGCCGATTTTGTAAGAATAATAGATTAGGAGACTTCCTTTCTTTTTTAACTTTCCCTATTACAACAATATAAAGGCTTTTAAAGTTCTTATGGCAGGGCTACTGGGCTTTGGAATAACTCCAACGGTGTTTCACAAAGCCCTACACAGATTAAGAAAGGGATATGCTTGAGTAGCCCTGATTAAAAACTTTTTATTAAACCGTCCAACCTGTCGGGTGGTTAATGTCTTTCGGCTTGTTCTCTAACCTCTCTTCGCCGTACCCTATAAAGTGGATAAATCTTTTGTAAATTTGTATGAATTTTGTTAGTCTAGTTTTAAACTTTCTTCTAGTCTATATGCAATTTCGTTGTTTATTGACCTTTTACGTTTTTTGGCAAGTTTTACAATTTTGTCGTAGATTTCTTTATCTAATCTCATTGTAAATCTCACCTTTTCTGTGTTATTTGATGTCATTTTAGTGTCCTTAAGTTATATACTATCATGGTTTTTATTTGGTGTCAATATAGTGTTTGAAATTTTATTATTATTTGCTAGAATAAGTTTCTATAAGGTGGATTTTATGGAAAATATTGAAGATAACAACGAAGTTCGCTTTACAATGCGAATGGATGCAGCTTTGTATGAAGAACTTAAGCAGCAAGCTAAATTTAATAGACGTTCCATTGCAAAAGAACTTGAGAACATTGTTGATTTCTATTTACATAAAGATGAATGTATAGAAATCCCTAAGCCAATTGCTAAAGAGATTGAGAAGTATATTGATAATTGGCTTAAATCTCATTCCGAAAATAATAAATAAAGTTTTCAAAGTACAAATGTAAATTTGTATTACAAACTAAGCCTTTTGGTCGATACTAAGGCTTGTTTGTGTTATGCTTGTTATGGAGATTTTGGGGGAACTTTTTTAAGTTCCCTTTTGTCTCTCAAAAAACTATCGTAAATCTCCAGATAGTTCATACTTTTTGAAATGGTTTTCGAGTATCTCGCAGATTGTGAAACTTAAACTCCATTTGTGCTTCTCTGCACTTTTACGGAGTTTATTTCTCAAATCCGAGGATATTCTTACCGTAAAATGTTCTGTTTTTGTCATTGTGCGTTTCCTTTAATAAACACAATGTATCACAGAAAGTGATAAAATGCAACCACAAAAAGAGAAATTTACATCAAATGTATGAGAAAGGATTGGAAAATGCGTAGTAGTGTACTTTTCGCTACTTTACAAAACTTAATACAATATAAACCATCACAAAATGAGATAGCAAAAATTATAGGAGTTAAACAATCCGTAATTGGTAATAGAGTAATGCGTGATAGTGAATTCAAAGATGAAGAGGTTAAACTCCTTGAAACACATTATGCAGTTTCTCTACGTGGTAACTCTGACCCTAACACAATCCAACTGGATTTCTACGACAATGTAGCCGGAAGTTGTGGAGCAGGTTTGATGGTATTTGATGAAAGTTCTCATAAAATATCTGTACCCAAGGATGTTATCAGCCGTTACAGCACGACTAACAAATATTCAGTAATACTTGCTAAGGGTTCATCAATGCAACCTGAAATAATGGACAATGACAAGGTTATAATCAAGATGTGGAACGGTGAGCAAATCATAGATGATAGAATTTACTTGTTCCGTTACGATAATGAAATATTTTTGAAGAAATTATGCAAGAACTTTGACCAAATTGTAGTGAAATCCAACAATCCTGAATTTCCGCATAGATTTATTGAGGGTGACAAGATTAAGAATTTGAATATCATTGGCGAAGTTGTTGGACTTTTGAGAAATTTTTAAAAGAAAGAAAGTACACAAAGAAAGAAAACTACGTAGTTAACTATATAGTGTTACTACTATATAGATTACTATATTATTACTATATAGTATAAGTATTATTCTTATTCTTTTTCTTAAAGGGTACCTAGGTAGGGTATTGAAAGGGTATCCAAAGGGTATCGATACCCTTAGCTTACCCTTTGTAGCAATTTTATTTTTAGAAAAACAAACACTAAAAATTGTCTCTTTTCCAGAATTATAAACTATTGGTGTAGTACTTTTTATAACAAAATAGACTACTGGTTTTTATATGCGAGAGATTTTCAGGGGGCAATATGCCCTCTTTTTATTTAAAAAGTGCTGAAAGCCTTTGCATGTCATGGTCGTGCATGCTATAATAGTCATGAACAATAATCTCTAGTCCTACGATTAAAGCCCCACAAGAAGAGAAAAAGACTTTATATTTTAGGATAAGGAGGTGAATGTAGGTGTTAGTCTTATTTAAATTATACTGGCTAACCAAAATAGCTGCAAATATCTATTCGATAATCACAGCTATAATGAACATCTACCAGTTGTTCAATTAAAAAGTCACTGACTTTTTTAAAAGGGGATTGTTATTAGCAGTAACAATTCTCCTTTTTTTTAATATAATCTATTATATCCCTAATTAAATCAGCTAAACTATCTATTGACATTATAACATTTTTGATTATTTTTTTCAAAATTTTGTAATATATCGTTACAAGTCAATAATTGGTTTAAATACTCCGTCAAGTTTACTCCGGATTTTCTAAGTTCTGTTATCTTTTTAATATTCTCTCCGGTTATTTCAATTTTTAGATACATATATCCTCCTCTTCATAATTACTAAATGTACTCCATTCCAAAATACAAAAAACTTTTTGTAATCCATATATCGATATAGATAATATTTGCCTTATCCAGTTAGGGCATATTTAATAAAATTCAACAAATATATCGATATGAAAAATCAAAGTTTACATTTATTATGAAAATAGTTATTAACAAGGGATTGATTTATATGGCACAACTGCAACTTTTTGAATGCAAGGTGAAAACTAAACGTATTCATTTTAAGCCTGATTGGGACAAGTTCTACACTGTTTATATGTTTGACCAAACAAAGTACCATAGATTGATGGAAGCCGTTGTTAACAAGGACGAAAGTAAGCTATCTGTTGAAGAAAGAGAGCTATTAAAAAGTTACACAATATTTCAAAGAGAAGAGATTAAAGAACTTTGTTATGTCAGGGATAACGAAAGGAATAAAAAGCCATTAGGTGATGAAAGGCATATTTTCAGAATCAGAACACTACACAAGCTTTATGCAAAGTTGTATGAATATGCTCATCTTAATCCGTTATTGGCTAAAGAAGAGGTTATAAACCGCTTGCAATATCAAGATGATTTGACCCTTGCTGAAAGTGCTATCATTTGTAGATTGAAAGATTTGAACAACAAAGGTTACACTATTCATTTTGACGAGCTCGGGAACACATTAGAAATCAAAGGCACAGAGCTATTACCGATTGCTGAACGTGTAAAGGCTCATATTGGTTTGTTACGAAGATTGAAAAGAGGTGAAAGGTTATAATATGTCTAAAATAGATGAAAATGGACGTGTAGTTAAAACAGGGGGCAGAAAAAAGGGAACACCCAATAAACGTACTGCTGATATTATAGAACGTTTGAAAAAGGAGGATATAGTAGGCAGTTTGCTTGAAATTGCTCATACTACTGAAAATGAAGATACAAAAGTTACTGTTTACAAAGAACTTTTGAAATATTGTTATCCGCAACGTAAAGCAATAGATTTACAAACAGAAGAAATTAAATTGCCTGAAATTAAAATTAAAGGGATTTAATTATGCAATATGAATTATTATCGGCTCAAAAAGAATTTTGGTTTATTCCGCATAAATATTCTCTAGATGTTGCATTGTATCAGGGGGGGTATGGTTCCGGTAAGACTTTTTGTGGCTCATTGTTGGGAATTATGCTTGCATTAAAATATGCAGGAATTAGAGGACTTGTTGGTGCTCTTACGTTTACATTAGTTAGAGATACTACTCTGGCTACTTATCTTGAACACTTAGAGAAAATGGGATTTATTGATGGTACGCATTATTCCTACAAAAAAGCAGAGAGTAAACTTGTATTTAAAAATGGTTCAGAAATTTTATTTAGACACATGGAAGAGCCTAACAAATTGAAATCTTTAAACTTAGGCTTTGTAGAGTTAGAAGAGATGTCAGACATTCCAGAAAGTACATTTAAAATGCTTTTAGGTCGTATGCGACAAACAATTAAGCCTGAATGGAAGAAAAAAGGATTTAAATATAGGATATTTGGACATACAAACCCCGAGCCTAACAAAGGGTGGATTTACAAGTATTTTGTTCAACAAAAACAAAAGAATTACAGATTAATTATTGCACCTACTACTCAAAACAAATTCTTAACTCCGGAGTTTGTGGAGAATATGAAAGAAGCTTATGATGAAGATTATTATAGAATTAACGTATTAGGGGAGTTTGGCGATTACACAAGCGGATTAATCGTTAAAAACTTCACGTCAGATAATATTAAAGAGTTAAATTATTGTTCAGATTTGCCACTTCATTTAACGTGGGATTTTAACGTTGACCCTATGAGTTGCATTCTTGCTCATAAATCAGAAGATAAAGTTTTTTATTTTGATGAATTTATTCTTGAAAATACAACTACGCAAGGAACAATTGAAGAAGTAATTAAACGTTATCCTAATCATAAGGGAGATATTATTGTTAATGGTGATGCCTCTGGAGATAACAGGAGTACACAATCAGAATATAGCAACTACGTAATTATTAAAAAAGCTTTGAAAAAGGCTTATCCGAAAAATAATATTAGATTCCATCTTAAGCAATTTAATCCCCCAATTAAAACAAGAATTGCAGAATTTAATGCAATGGTTAAGGATTACAACGGTAAAAGACGTTTATTTGTGGATAAGCGGTGCAAAAGGCTATTATATAATATTTACAATCTTAAATACAAGGTTGGTACAGATATTGTTGATGTTCCGAGTTATGCTCAAATTAAAAACGAACGTGATTTAAAATTCTTAGAACACCCTTTTGATGCAGCAAGTTATCTTGTTGATTATTACTTCCCGATTGCCCGTATTTAAAACCTCTACAATGCACGTAGAGGTGTAATGTATGGAAATTAAAAAAGAGATTATCGAAGATAACAAAGAGCTTTCACAAGAACAAAAAGACGATTTAGCAAAGAAGATAGCAGGTTGGTATGATACATGGGACAATGACAGGAGTTCTCAAATTTCTGACGCGGAAAAAATAATGCAAGAAGTTTATCTAAATCAGCCTAAAACAGAATTTCCAAAAGGTTTAGAATGGAAATCTGATTATAAGATGAATGCCTTATATAATATCAAACGTGCTCAAAAGTCTGTTTTATGGCGTGAAATGTGGTCAAGTCCTTCTCAAATGTTTAATGTAAGAGGAACTGACGAAGAAACTGAAAACAATTCCAAACCGCAAAAAGCGTCTATTGATGATAGTTTGAATAAAATGGACGTTGGTAAGCAATATGACCTAGGCACAGATAATCTCTACGATATTGGCGAAATTATATTTAAAGTTGATTGGATAAAAAAATCAAAAGTTGTGAAAAGACAAGACAAATCAATCGGCTTTGTTTTGCGGAATCTTGTTGCTAAGGCTGCAGGAGTTGGAACAGTTGAAGCTCCAATGAAAGATGTTGAAGTTCCATATTATGAGAATGCTAGAGTACAAAGTATTTCACCGATTATGTTTGTATTTGACCATGCAAAATGGAAGATTAGAGATAATGATAGTTGGGATAGCATAGTCAAAATTTACAAGCGATTTGATACCTTAGAGAATATCAAAGAGAATAAGTTGTACCAATTGACAGATGACCAATTAGACCAATTGAAACAGGATAAAGATACAACAAGTGAAGAAAGCAAGGATTTAATTGATATTCGCGATAAAAACGAGTTCGCAGGAGAAATCTCCGTTTTATTTGCACACGGTGATTTCAAAATCAATGGTAAATTATACAAGAATTATGTTGCAGAGGTTGTTGGCGGTCGTTTCCTTGCGAGATTTGAAGAAAATCCTATGTATATCAATCCGTTTGTATTTTGTGCTATTGAGTTTGACCCTGAAACAAAACGTGGTATAAGTCCGTTAAAATCTTGTATGGGTATGGCTCAAGCCGAGGAAAAACTAATCAATGTAGCTTGTGATGTCCAAAAGCTTACTGCAAATCCTCCTTGTTGGATTCAAGATGATTTATTAGACGAAAACAATACTGATAAAGAAGGAAATATTTTACTTGCTCCAGGTAAATACGTGAAATATAAAAATGATTTTAACGGTTCAATGCCTACTGCGTTTACTTTTAGCGGACAAGGTGTTTTAGATTTAATAGGCTTATTTAGCAAGCGTTTAGCAGATATTTCAAGCACATCAAATGTCATGTATGGGAATATTGAAAGCACTAAACGTACAGCAACAGAGTTAAGCCTTGCTGATAAAGGTTCAAGCTCACAAGCAAGCAAGATATTAGATACAATCCACCAAGATTTGACTATTCCTATGATTAAGAAAGTCGCAGAACTTTTGGCAATGTTTAAAGATGGTGTTGAATACGTTTATGCAGAGGAAAAAGGGAAAAGAATTGAATATAAAATTACAAATGCAATAAGACAGGCTCAATATGATTATATCTATGAAGATAGAAACGCAATATTAGAACGTAAAGCGAAGTTTAATGAGCTTTACCAAATGGCACAAGGAACGGCAGAGAATGAACAATTATTCAATATGCTTGATTGGCACGAAATCCTGACAACAGGCTTTGAAATGATAGGTTTTGACAATACTGATAAATTCTTTGTCCCGCAAACACAAATACATCAAATAATGTCAGAAGTTGAAAAATTACCGCAACCGGTACAAGACCAGTTAGCACCAGTATTTGCACAAGTTACTCAAGGGGCTATGCAACAGTTACAAATACAACAAATGCAAGCACAAGGACAAATGCCACAACAGGAACAATTTCCGCAAGAAATGACACCTGATGAAATGGCTATGCAAGAACAGGAGGCAGTAAATGTATAAACTTGAGGGTGGAGTAAGTTATGATTACACACCGACTTATGATGAACTTTATGACGATTATAAAAGAGGTGCGATTGATAAAAATGCGTTGATTGATTTAGCACAAAAACGCAAAGAATTGGATTATAAACAAGCCAATAATCAACAATTAAAGGATACTACGCTTGACGGAGTTCGTGCTGTTATTGGCGGTGGGTTAGAGGGTGCTAGTTTTCACCCAATTTTAAATATCCCTTATATTGGCACAGGTTTAGGTGGGGCATTGTTTGAATGGGGCGACAGTATTAACAATAAACGTAGTGCTATTGATACATTAAAGAACATGGGCAAAGGTTTCGTTGTTGGTGAAACTGTCGGAGCGATTCCGTACGTAGGTAAAGCAATCGGAAAGACAAAAGTAGGCGGTAAATTTGGTGATGTTGCAAACAAGGCTTATCAACGTATTGCAGATACTTCAATCGGTGCAAAAATGGGGCAAGGGTTGAATAAAGTCGGTGATTTATTGATGACTGATGTAAAGGCTTTTAACCCGAATAAGCAAGTGGCGTGGCACGGTTCCGCTGTGGATTTTGATAAGTTTGATAATGCCTATATGGGAACAGGTGAGGGAGCACAGGCTCATGGATTAGGGCATTATGCAGCAAAAAATAGAGATATTGGAGAAAGATATGTTAAAGAAGTTGCGGGAAATAACAAGGCAATTGATTATAACGGTAAAACTTATAAAGAAGTTGATGGTTTTAATCCTTATGATTATAATTACAAGGTTTTGTCAGATATAAAAGAAGATGGGCTTGAAGCCGCTAAAAAATATTATAAATCTCAAGAAGATTGGGCAAGACAAAAATTAGCAGAAACTGATTATAAATATAAAAATTCGTGGCAAAATACAGTAAAAGAATTTGAAAATACAAATAAATTAATAAATAGTATAAATCCAGAGTTAATTTCGGATGTAAGACCAGATACAGGACAGTTATATCAACTAAGAATACCAAAAGATGATGTAATGTTGAGAGAAGATTTACAGCTTAGTCAACAACCAAATATTTTAAAGAAATTAAATATACAAAAAGAAATAGAATTGCAGACAAGGTTAGACAATTTAGCGACTTATATAAGAACAAATAAAAATAATTTATCAAGTGAAAAATTAAATAATTTAAGAAAAGAATATGCAGATTTAAGTTCCCAAAATTTATTGAACAATCCATCATTATCAGGTGGACAGTTTTATGATGTATTAGCAGACAAATTAGGTAATAAACAATTAGCAAGTGAATATTTATTAAATAAAGGCATTAAGGGTATATCTTACAATGGCGGAATCGACGGCGAAGCAAATGTTATATTTAACCCTGATGATATTGATATTGTTAGAAAATATTATAATCAACCCCAAGCAATGGAGTATTTTCAATCAATAAACCCTAATTTAGGTGCAGAAACTGAAGCTATAAACAACGGTTTAGTGGATAAAAAATATTGGAAACAATACGCAAAAGACAATATGATTGGTAAAAGTGTTGATGTGCCTGATTACACAACTGTAAATTTCACAAACAAAAATTTAGGCAAAGACTATATTCATAATCTACCTGAATATCCTACATTATTTGACCAATTAGCAGGTTCTAAATATGCTTTTTCAACAAATTACAAGGATGAGCCTGATAGGTTGTATGACCATTTAGTTAATACAAATAATAATAGACTTTTTGATTATTTAATAGAAGTAATAAAAGATAACGACGGAAATATACACCACAATTATAAAATAATGAAAAATATTACAAAAGGTGATAAACCATAAAAAGCGGAAGGCCTCGGAAACACTCCGAGGCTATCCAATATCATTATTTACTATTTACTCTTATTTGTCAACCCTTAAAATGCCCGTTTTGCAAACTGCCATACTGTCCTTATGGAACGTGAAAATCTAGTTTTAATACGCAATATGCTTAATTCAGAGATTGGTAAAAATCTGATTACTTATTTATCAGATTATATTACTTCTAATGCTTGCAAGGCACGTGAAGCCTCTGAAATTAAAGGTATGTGTGAGCTATTGGAACAGATTAAGCGAATTCCTAGTGAAGTAGAAAAGCTTAGGAGGGCTTAATGTTAGACGAAACAACAGTTTCAACACCCGCAGATACAACTGTAACAGATACCTCTGCAACCGTTGAGCCTACAAATGATGTAGATACCTCAACCGCAGAGCCTAGTGCAGATGTCAACACGGCTGAAACAGGAACAAAAACGCAAGATGGAGGACAAACCGAGCCTACATTATATGCAGGTAAGTACAAAACAGTTGAAGAACTTGAAAAAGGTTACAAGGAAAGTCAAAAGGTATTCAACGAAAAGGCTGAAATAGAGAAGAAATACAACGACTTATTGCAACAAAAGGAAACTGAATATCAAAAGGCGGAACAACAAAGACTTGAACAAGCAAGGCAAAGAGGATTTAGAACGGCGGAAGATGCTGAAATTTCTGACAAGGTGCAAGTAGCAGAGTTCGAATGTTATGCAAATAATTTGAACTACATCAACCCTGAACACACTGACACCGTGCGACAAAATTTATTGAATTATTACAACACAGGAAATCAAGCGTATTTGAACGAAGCAAAACGTTATTTCCCAAGTGATTTGATTGAAAATATCGCATTACAGAAATCACAGTATGAGCAACAGCTTAGAAATCAGTTCGCAGAAAAACGCAAACAATTTGATGACATGAATGCATCTAAATTGGCAGAAACTCTAAAAACTGATTATGCGGATTTCCTTTCAGATTTGGATAATAACGCTCCAAAAGCTGAAGCATTAAAGATGTTTTGTAATACAGGTTTAATCAATACTCCGGAAGATATGAAAGTATTCCAAGATGTTTATTCAAACATTGTTAATTTTGCAAAAGAACAAGCAATCAAGGAATACGAAGCAAACAAAGTCATTGAATCCACTAAGCAGGGAGCCGTAGTTTCGCAAGGTTCAGATAGTTATGACTTGAACAGTGATAAGTTACCAACTTATGAACAAATAGCGAATATGTCTGATTCGGAATACGCAAAAGCTTACGAAAAGTACGGCGATAAGTTATTGACAGTAAGTTAAGAGGAGTAATAAGAAATGGCAACAACAAAAACTATCGCAGCGGGCTTATTTAAGCCTGAACTATGGTCAAAAGAATTATTGAGAAAAATTAATGATGCAGGTGTAATGCTTGATTGTGTGAACAGAGATTACGAGGG